CGATCTTAGGCATATCGTTTCACCTCCTTTCAATTGTTAAAAAATGTAATACGGCGAGCTGTCAGACCCACCAAGGTCGGTAACAACATCCGCATTCCAGTTATACAGGTTCGCAGAATACAGCATGGCATTACTGATGATAATAACTCCCTGCCCACCTTTTGCGTTTTCACCGATGCCCGTGTCCACCGCAGCCTTCAAAATGCCATTCGCAGCCACATACGGTGATCCCGTAGCGCTCTGGATGGTAATGACTGCACCCTTCGCCAGGGTTTCAGAACCGAATGAGTTCGTTACCGTAATGGCGGCAATATGGGTGTACGTGGTCCGGTCAATGGCGGTAATTGCACCAAGGTCCGTATTGGAAAGATCGCTGTCACCAGCTACCAAATGATCCCCAACGGCAAACTTGTAACTGTCTTCCATGGTGACTTGCCCTTCGGTACCAGTAGTTGGATTCGCGGTTAAGAACGCGGCTCCGAACAGGTTGTCGATCCCTGCCGCCACGTTACCCACGGCGTCCAGGCCGGTATAAGGTACATACTGGCCAACCCTGTTGGTGCTTTCCGTGATGATTCCCATGACCGCCCCGGCTTTTACTACACCGTAGCCGGCGGGGATGGTAATCGCCCTTGCAAATGCCTTATCAGGGTCAGAATAGAAAAGCCTTTTCAAGTCTTCCTGCCCTCCCCGAAAAACATATGGAGTTTGTCCTAACGGCATGTTATTTCACCTCCTCTCTTTTTCCACCTGAAGCTTCAAATATACTATCGGCTAACGCTTCATCGTCCGCTTCTTCTTTTTTCATTTTCGCGGCCCCTTCATCTTCAACATCCTTTGAAGAGAATCCTGTTCCCATAACCTGCGAGGTCGCACCTCGTGTTTCCCAGTCTTCTACCTCGGCCTTAACGGCTTCGGTAAACCCGGCGCGGTCCAAAAGACCGTCTTGGACGAACTTCTCATGGGACACCTGAACCTTAACCTTATCATGCAGCCTTTCTGGGACGTCGCTCCCGTTCAGCGCACTGGTCCAAATACCGTCGGCCTCGGATTTAACTTCCCGCACCTGCCGTATCGCTTCCGATTTTTCCAGCCTCAATACGGATTCTTTAAGGGACCCGTTTTCAGCGGTAATTACGGATTTTTCACCATCAAACTTCGCAGTAAGCTTCTGCTCAAGCGAGCTTTCAATCTCAGCTACGAGTTCTGGATGCTTTTCTTTCAACTCCTGTGCATTCATGATTTTCACCTCCTTTTTCTCTAATTTTTCATCTTCCTTCTTGGTAGCCATTTCAATAACCTCCACTCCCTCAAGGTTTACGTTTAAATCAGCTAATATCCTTGCAGGAACATCGCTGAAGGCAAGCACTTCATCGGCCAAACCTTGTTCAACTGCTTTTTCGCCCATGAACATTCCGGCTTGCGTAGCCTTTACCTGCGCTTCAGGGATACCCCTGTTACGTGCAACTGTTTTGACGAATAGATCGTAATGATCAGCCACGTCATCTTCAAGAATAGCCTTGGCTTCGTCAGACAATGGTTTATTTGGGCTGAAATCCGTCTTCCTATCGCCCTTATAAATAGTGGTATATTTAATACCAGCTTTTTCGTTCGCCGCGCTCTGATCCTCGTGTACTGCAATGACGCCGATGGAACCGACATGACCTGTACGAGACAGGAAAACCTTATCCGCAGCAGAAGCTATGGCGTAAGCGGCAGAAAATGCACGTTCATTGATCACCGCATAAATAGGTTTTTTACCGCCATTTGCTATTCGAGCTTCATAGATTTCGTCAGAGAGATCCATCACGGCAGAAGCAGACCCTCCTGAACTGTCAACATCAAACGCAATGGCCTCTGAATCCGACTCCTGTGCTGCGCTGAAATCGTTACTAATATCATCGTAAGTAGTTAACCCACTCATGGGATCTAAGCCATGCGTCCGATGTACTAATGAACCAAGCACTGGTATAACTGAGATGTTTTTCGGGATACCCTTGAGCCTTTCTCCGTCACTCTTGTCGTATCCGAGGGTCTTAATTTCAACTGAATTAACCCCTATCCGTTCTCCGATTACGCTAAGTATCACATCCAGCTTATCTGGCAGGATCATCAATGGCGTATTAAAAACATCTTTCGCCAACCTATTCAGCACCATCTTTTCCACGCTTGGTCTCCTTTTTTCCTTTCCCTTCTTTTTCTTGATCTTCCGGTGGTGTGCCGCCACGCCCCTGATTATTTCGGGTTCCTTCACCTGAGCCATTTTTTTTCGGTTCGCCTAGCTTATCCCGCGCTGGCTCAGCCTGTAATTTTTCCTGCATGCTCTCAGCGTCCATGTTAAGAGGCAATTCCGGGTATATCTTCTTTTCCGTCTCGTACTGGAGCCTTAATTTCCTGAAATTCCCGAGGCCCATTTTTTTCACGAGTGTTTCAAGGGGAACGCCAGCTGTGTCATGCATAGAAGCGTGTTTCGACCCAAAGAATGCCCTGGCCCTGGACTCGGCATCATCCACCTCGCTGGTCGGGAACGTAATCTCAATCAATTCTTCCGGTTTCACATCTTTTTTCTTGAACACCGGTTCCTGGTTCTTAAATGAGACTGCTTTTTCAACCTCAAACGTGTCCGGGAAGTCGCTCACGGCACTTTTCAGGAAGAATATCCCACTCCAGAAGTCATGTCGGAGAAACTTTTCAAAATAATTAACCTCATCGCTTATCCGGTCGCTCATGGGACCACGGCTGGACTTAACTGAGGCGAATGTGCCCTTGGATTGGCCTGTTGAAACGTCTTCCGGTTCATTCAACCCACCTGTAACCTGCTGCAAAATGTCCGTATCGGAGTCAGATATGTTCGGGAGATTCGGATTAAGCACCTTGACTTCCATATTTGGTCCCAAAACCAGGGACCCACCAGGGGTTTTCGCAGCAGCAATCCCGGTTTTAGCCCTGTCGGAGTCGGACATCCTCAGCCATTCGATCCATGACCGGATATCTGTGAACTGGAAAGCGTACACGTAAGCCCCGGCTGATTTCTTGTGGTCGATCTCGTATTTCTTGAGGTTTTCCCAATAATTCAACCATTCCAGTATGGTCCGGACGTGGCCGATGTTTCGCTTGGTGATATAGGACTTGTCCCATTCAATAATGAACCGCTCGAACCCGCCGATCTTCTTAAACTTGGCCCTTCGGCTGCCCTTCAGTGCTTCAGCGGAATAACCCGGCTGCTTCTTGGCAACAGCCAGCAATTCAGGATACCGGGCTATAAAAATGGAAGGGATTTGTTCGTCTATATGTCTGGTTTCGTCCTTGATGCAGTAAATCAGCGGCATGGTGGTCTTATTCGGGTGATAAATTATCCCGCTGTCTTCACCATCGCTTGACCTAATGCACGCCGGGTCGATGAAATCAATCTCGATGAACCCGTCATCATGGACCGTGGCGCAAAGTCTCAGCTCACCCTCTATCAATGAGCGCACAACGTACTTTGGCCAAAAATTGTAAAGACGATTGCGATGGTCGAGTTCTATCTCTTCAATCGCCTCTTGTATTTCAGGAATGTCAGAGCTTGTTTCGAACCCATACCCGGCCATGCGCCCGCCTAATCCTCTAATGGCAGTATTGACCTGTGGAGTCCGCTGAAATTTCAACCAGCATTGTTCTTGCAGGGCTTCTCTTGTAAGGGAGTCGTCGTCCTTGTCGGATGATGGGGATGTGGAAAAACCGTCCGCATCTGTTCCACGGTTGCCCCCAGCCCCAATATCATATTGCCACGGGGCGCTCATGTTCACGCCTGGGAACTCATCCGCCATGGCCTTCAGGTATTCGTCTGGAATATCTTCAAACTTGATTGTGCCTGATTCTGTTGTTGCCATTTGTTACCCACAAAAAAAAGCCTGAACAAGAAACAGAGGAGGGGCTGTTTCTCATCCAGGCTTTTGAAAAGCTCGCTTAGTGGAAGGGTTTTATGTGGCGCTTGAAGCGCTCAAACTACCTATAGGCTGTTCTTATACCCGCAATTCTTACATTTGATGGTTATCCCGTGTTTTTTTGTTCCAAACGAGGGGACTGCGAAAAAAAGCAACCCATCGCATCTTTTACACTGGATTCTTTTCGTTTTGCTGGCCCTCTGACTGATGAACTCATCATAAGACCTTACCTTTGCAGCCATATTAAGTGCCATTACCATGTATTGTTTTACGTTGTCAAGCTTTTTCTGTAAACTTTTTTAGCTTCTCTGTATTCTCGGCGTAGCCCAATGCTGGCAATTGTCCCCGGCTTATTCTTTCTTTGCTTTCGCACAAATAGGGCCATTAACTTATCATAGGCTTCAAATCTGTAGCCGGGGTTCCGGGTAGAAAAATCTCCGTAAACCATTCTGCGAATTCGTTTTGCGACAGTTCCTCTCATTTTTTCAACTCCTTTCTGTTTTCTTTGAAAGACTTCGTCCCATCATTCTTGCCTGTAATCTCCTTCCAATGCTCCGGCGCTATAAAAAAACCCGAAACTCTTCATGCCCTTCCGCTTCCTGAACGCTTCCACCCATACAGCAGAGCCACCTTGATAATGCTGCCGTCTAACCACTGCTTTACGTTCGCCGGTAGCCCTGCCTCCCATGCGTCTTTGTCTTTTTTATTATTAAACT